ACAGATTTTGAGTACCGGTGATAATCACGGTCTGTCCCCTGCATTGACCGCCATGCGCCTTGAACATGGTGATATGACTTTCCTCAACATAAATTTTTGTACCCCCGGGTTGCGTTAATTCGATAAACACTTCCAGGGCAAAAAAAATTGGCAGCAACTTTATCACTTGCTGTGCTTCTTTTGCGCATGGTGCGGATAAATTACCTCGACCTCATCATCGGTTTCCAGGCCAAGCTCTGCCATAACCTTAGGTGACACGTCGGCCACGCGATTAGTGTCGACATGCGGCCCCCAGTCGGCCGGATGCGCTAGTACATGCTTGCCGTTTTTCGGATTGCGGATTAGCGCGACCTCATCGCCGGCTAATCGGTCCTTCGGAAATACCGCGTAATCCCAGCGCATGGCGAGATAGTTTGAACCGTCGGCGTCGAGCCGGCGCGCCAATCCCGTCGTGCCCTCCGGTTGGTCGTCGAGGAAAATGTGCGGCTTATCATCGACGTCATAGAGAAACGCCAAGCCCTCCGATGGGCTAACGCCGATGTCATCAGGTCCGCCAAACCATGAAACCTTGCCGCGCATGTGCAACGGCCGCTCAATAATAGGGATCTCGTCGCCGTCGATTGGCGCGATCGCATTGGCAATCGCCTCGCAAATGGATTCAAAGCGTTTTTGATAAAGCTCGACGTCGGCCGCGGCGTCGACGAAAGCTACTTCTATGAGCACGCTTGGTTCGCGACAACCGTTCAGGAAATAGAGATCCGATCGCTTCGGTGCGCCGCGATTGATCAGCCCCGACGCTTCCGAGATCGCGCGCGAAATTTCCTCGGCTAGCCCTTGCTGCGTCACCCATAAGCATTCCGTGCCGCGGCCGCCATCGGTCCAGGTATAAGCATTGAAATGCACGCTGACATCGTAGTCGTGCGGCCCGACACTGTTGTGATGCGAAACGATCCAGTTCAGGTTGTCCGATTGGTTGGTTGAAACGTCATCATGAAACTCGACCACCTCGTGGCCGCGCAGCTTGAGCCAGTTGGCGATCTCCGGAACGACTCGACGGGCCTCATCGACCTCGTCGAGGCCGTCCGGATGGCTGGCACCACGGACCTTGAGTCCATGGCCAGAACTGATCGCAATTTTCATTTTTTTGGTTGCGCTTCGCCAGGTCCCGGAACATGAAGATAGTACCAGCCATTTTTTGCGGCGCTCCAATTCCAACCTTCGTGCGGTGGCTCCGCCGTAGCCGGTGGTTTATCCGGCGGCGGCTGTGGCGCCGGGAATCCGATATCTGGATAAGGATCAATCGGACCGCCCCAAATGACGAGCGGCGGTTTAGGCTGAATATCGGGCGGCGGCTCGACCGGCCCGCCGCCTACGCTGAGACCGGTGATCCAAGCGTTTCCGACAACCGTTGCCGGATACGGTTTTACGGACTTATCGCGCGGATAGATCATGACTTGCATCGACACAGGAACTTGCGCCATTTCGCTTCTCCTTCTGGTTAGTAGGCTCGTTGTCCGCGACGGCGGACTATCTCAATGCTGCGACGCCCTGATGGCGGCCGCCCGCAGGCTACAATCCAGCCACGTTCTGATGTCCAGGCCCAGCGGCACTCAACCGGCGGCCGCGGCGGTCGCAGATTGTCGGGAGCTGCCGTTAGCGCGATCGCCTTCAGGACATCGGCCTGGGCATCGGGATCGTTGTCCGCAGCGCCATGACTATCCGGTCGATCGATATTGATAATGCGTCCGCCGAAGCTCGGCGCTGGCGAAAGCGGCTTGCAGCCCAATCCCCAGGTCTGGCGGCAATCACCGTTGAACGTTGACTGGCCATATTTGACATTGGATTCGAGCGCATCACCACCGCACCACACACTCTGCTGAATTCCCACGATGGTCGATACATGACGGTTTGCCTGCCACAGTCCGCGGGAAACCACAGTGGCAGCATTGAGACCGCAACTGTAACCGCCAATGACAACGCGATGATCAGCAGGAACAGCTCGGACTTCATCATAAACTCTCTGCGTTTCCCAATAGTTGCGCACGTTGACCGAACTCACGCCTGGAATGGTGCGCGCCCGCGCCGCGATGTCGTCGATGCCGCTCGACGTGCCGGCGAAGTTGTCGCCCCAGCCGTAGAGAAGCCAGACATCGGTAGCGGCTTGTGCCGGCAGAGCCGAGGTCAGCAGCAGGGCGATAGCGTACGCGACTGCGCGCATCAGGGCACACCGACCGCGCTCATGTATGTCCTCAATCTTGTGTAAAAGTTTGATGCGTCAGATCCAGCATCGAGATTGCTCCCGACGCTATAAGCGGAAACTTGGTGCGTCAACCCGCTGGTCAAGATCGAATGCTGAATATTTGGGACCGCTTGCGAGGTCGCGCTGGTGGTGTTATGCAGCGAGCCGTTGTAATAGACTCGGCGCGTCGTCGATCCATTCCGTGACGAGATGAAATGCCCCTGATGATTGGTGAACGATGCTGCGGTCCCCGTTGCACCGCCATTGTCGTTCGTGCGGAAATAAAAACTGCTGTCACCGGTGAAATAAAGCCAATAGGTGCCGCCGCCGCTCGGATCGGCACCGCCATATTCGCCGGTAATCGATGTCGGCAGCGGATTGCTATTGCTCCACAATGAGAAATGGGTGTCATTCTGGATCGCGTGTGGGCTGGATGCGGTTGATTGATTGAATCCGGTAAGAATTTGGCCGTTAGTCCCAGTGCCAGTATAGCCGCGATCAATCGTGAATGACGGGTTCGGCGCCACCAAGGTAGCAGTCGTATGGCTGACCAAATCCGTCAACGCCGATGGTGCGTTCTCCGCTGCCAGCAAGTACAGCCGGTCCAGCTTGGTCCAGATCCCATCGCTCTTGAGCCCTCTAACGAGGTTGTCGACCAAGGCAATCCGCGGATCGCTCACAGTGCCGCCGGCGGCCGACACGGCGGTAAGCCACGCTGCCGTGGCGGCATCGATCTGATTTATCCCGCTAGCGGCGCCTTTGCCATCAGCATGGCCAGCAATAGCGCCCACCGCGAAATTACCCAACGCGCCGCCGACGCCATTGGCCAGTCCAAATCTTGGGAGCAGACCGGTCGCCTGACCAATGCCATCCGCTCTGCCCGAGACGGCGTTGATGCTTGGTAAAATGTCCTCGGCAATGACTCCCGGTAGCATCAGGTTTGCTTCATGGCTCTGCGATAGGCTTCGAGCATGCGCGCCTTGACGAGGTCTGGATCTTCAACGCCGTCGGCAAAGCTACCCAACACCGAATCCGACATGGCCTTCTCCAACATTCGGGTCAGTTCGGTCTTGCCGCGCAGCGTATTGACAGCAATGCCAACAGCCTTTGCCTCGCGCGGATAAAGCCGCTCGGCTTTTGGCTTAAGCTCATCCGGGAGGCCCGAGGGGATATTGCGCTCACATAGCCAAGCATGGGAATAGGCGCGCGACCTCAGCGGCAATGATCTCGCCTGGGTGCGCGCATGATGAAGCGCCGGGAGGATTTCTGTCTCGGTCAGCAATTCACCGGTCATGGCGTAATGCAAGCGCCGCATGCCCTCGATATCGAGTTCGACAAGGCAGCGGCGATAATCGGCGCTGTGCATTTTAGAGCAGCGTAATGGATGTCGAGGTCGTCAGGATTGGCGTGATGCCGCTGCCGGTCGCCAGCGTCGGGGTGACGGTTCCCACCCACAGCAAAGGCTGCGTTCCGGTCGGCGGCGATGCATTGGATTTGCTGGTGGAGAAATTCGTGACCGTCCCTGAGCCACCGGTGCCGGCCGGAAATGTGATGTTGCTGACCGGGAAAATTATCGCCGGCGCATTGCCGGATATGCCCCAGCCGCTTGATGTCCGCGCCACATTGACCCGCGTATAGCTCGTGTACGTCGCCTCATTCGATCCTGCCGTCCCTGAACCGGTCGGATCGCCGGTGTGCAAGGCCACCGCGATATTCGTCTGCGGCGACGAGGCGGCATTATCGGCATAATTGGCCCAGGCCGTGGCCTGAAATACCAATTGCATGATCGCCGTTTCGGTCGCATTGGCGATATAGCCGGCCATTTTTTGCTACCTCCATCATTTGTCATCATGCGGGAATGCACCATAACAACAGATCCGTCGGTGAACTCGGCCCCGGCCCGGGGGAGCCAATTTCGGGAATAGTGATAGAAATATCCGCAGCCATGCCGACGCATCGCCAATTCTTACCGTTGAAAGCAAATGGTGCGGGACTGATAGTCAGGGTGATATCGCCAAGGCTTTGATTATTGCCCCGCGTAAATATGCCTCCGGTGTACATCCACCAGGTTCCGATGTCATGGCCAGGCGGCGCCAAATCATCGAAGGTATAGGGTCCGCTGTCGAATGGAACGGCTGTCGGAGTAAGCGTGAAACCCATCGCTGAGGTGAAGCCTGGGATCGGCTTGCCATTGACAAGCAACGGCGGCGTGGCAGGGGTCACCCCGTGGCCCGGGTTTATTTGCCCGCTATCCCAAATAATTGATGCGGCGGAGCCGATATTCCACCCTGCTTGAGCGGTATATTTCCACTGATCAAATGACCATGAAGATTTTGACAGCGTTACGGTCGGCCCGGTTCCTACGGTAATTATGCCATCAACAGGCGCCTGAGAATGGCCAATAGCTTCTATCGAAAAGTTTATAAAATAACTGCCATCCATTGTTGAACCTGACGGCAACGAAGGCGGCGGTCCGTCCGGTCGCGGATCATTTATGCTCACGCCAGTATCGGTGGTGGCCGTAACGATGCCGGTAATGCTGAGCATTCGAAAACGAATGAAGAATTCGGGAGCACCTGCACTGCAATCGACTATATTTTGGAATGGATCAAGCCGCCATGGCGGATCGACGCCATTATCAGAATCGCTTATTTCCGAAAGTCCGGGATCGACGGCGACAATTGTGCGGCCCTGAGCATCTTGATCGACGATAACGCCGTCGGGCGTGTTATCAGGAGGATTAGCTAGATTGAAAACGGTCTCTTGATAACGATCTACCGGATCGATCACGCTGAACTGATCGATTAATTCACTGTCGATCCAATTACCATCGTCAGGGGTATTGACGTAACGGACAACATGGCTGCTCAGGTGAGTGGTAAAATAAGGCGGCGCATTTGGCGGTTGCTGGATCGTTTTATTATCGATCGCGAAAAATGTTTCTTGCGCTCGTTCAACTGCATCGCTATTGCGCCAGATATCGATGCGCTCGACCTTTAATCCGTCGTTTTGGCCGGTTTCATCAGTCGCAGCGCCATCTCCCGGAATGCTTGCAACGTGAACGTCGCGATCGGACTTCGCACTGTTATCAATAGTATGTTGAGATTCCTGATACCGCTCTATCGGATCGACAAAGGAGATCAGCGCGATAACAGGCACATCAACAGTGCCATTCTGCAGCTTAATTCTCTTGCGCGCGGTCTTGCGGAATATTTCATCAGCCATTCATCAGAAAACCAAAAATGTCCCAGGCATTGGTGTTGCCGACCTTCTTCATAGTCACGACCGCCCCGTGGCCAGCACTCCAGGGATGCTTGCCGATGACGGGATTTATCGAGCCTGGCGACGAGACGGTGAAGGTGCAGAATGCTCCGGTGTCGACCGAGCAATCGCGGAAATGAATTTCGGTCCAATCTGGAAAGGCGATCGTCGGGCTAATCGTAACATCGCAACCGGATGCGTGAGTCAGACGGTTGTAGCTATTCGCATCCTCTAGTGCTGGCGCGAAAGTTGAACCGGTCCTGGTGAATCCCCCAACCGCGCCGATTGGCGGCACCATGAGCACATAAAAATCGTGGCCCATGCCGTCATTTGCGCCAGGGTCAAACAAGACGCCACTGGTGTGGTCGCGCAGCACGCCATAGAGCGATTTGCCGTCGGATCCGGTGAATAAATCATTGGCATGATAAAGCGTCGACGGTTGCCAGATTCCCCTATAAGTGACCGCCAGCGAGCTCGGCTGCGGCAATGGCCCGGCATCGATGACGGCATCATTTGACATGATGACATCGAGATGGCCTGCGGTGTTGATCTCAAAATCGACCGGATAGGCATTCGAGCCGGTAACCGTCTCTAGCGCGCCGGTGCGCTCGTCGAGATTATGCAAGCTGCCGTCATATTCGGCTTCGGTAATCGGCGAGCCTTTAACCAACCGATAGGTAATGACGTAGCTGGTCATTGCTATTTCTGCTTCTCTTTCGGCTTGCGGATCTTGTAATAGGTGATCGTCAAATCAAAAGTGCCATTGAAGGTTTTTGGGCTGCCACTGCCGATCTTTAAATTGGTATTGCTCTGCGTGGTGCCGGTCGTTACCGATTGCGGTGCCGCGGGAGGCTGCACATTGGCAGTCTGAAACGGCCGCACTATACCGGTAAGGCTCTTGCTCACCACGACGGCACCGTCAGATCGATTTGTTTTGGTAACTTCACCGGCGTCGACGACAGATCATAAGTTGAAGCGAAAGAGCCATTCAGATTGAGCAATTCGAGATTAAATATCTGAATCGGCACATCGACATTAATCGGCGCTCCTTCACTGCCATCGACAGGATTAACCGCATGACCGATCAACACAGGCGCGGTCTCAGTGGAGAAAAATTGGTTGACAATGCATTGCGAAGCTTGCAGCGGAAATATCGGCTCGCCGTGCGCTGGAACGTAGATTGGGGGCGTATAGCTGACATCGCCAAGGCTGGCCGTATTTGCGCCGGGCACGTTGCTGACGCCAGAGTGAACCGCAACGCCATCGACGAAAGTGCCGGGCACCGCGAGCGCGTCAGTTCCGGTTGAGCCACCGACGGTGCCGGTGCCACCGTTGCCGATGCAGCAGCCGATGGTGACGTTGCCTTTGAGTTGCAGATCCACACCGGAAGCGGAAAAATTGTAAGCGGTGATTTTCCCTGTCGCACTGCCGCCAGGCACGGTACGCGCATTAATGGTCGCATTCTTGCGGCACGACAAAGCGAGCGCTCGTTCAAACGTGGTATCCCAGCTAATTGTGACCGCGCGGTTGCCGCTCTTAAGATGAGCAACACCGATCGAGACCAAATAATCGATTGATTGCTGACCGCGATCGGACGGAAAATAATTGCTTGCCAAATTCCCGCTGATTGGCGTTATGCCCTCAATCGGCACTCCAACGTCAGAGCCGCTGACCGTGACCGGCGAGGCCGCCGAAGGCGTCGCGGCCGACGATGGAATGGTAATCATCCGCTGAATGTCGGCGGACAATTTGATCGATAATGTTTCATTGCGGCTGAGCTTCGCGCTTGGGCCAAGCTGCATGGTTGCCGACATCGGCACGTCGGCGATAACCATTATATTGTAGGTAACGTGATAAGGCGGGTTCGGCGTATCTTGGCCGAAGTCAGCCGTAATCTGTTCGGCGACAGGATCTATACTCGTCCAATCGGACATGTTAAACGAACCTGTGACAGTTTGCGAAAGTAAATAGCTGTTGCCGCCGAGGCCAGGCGGGAATGCAGCGTAATTCCAACTGATCGAGATCACGTCGCCATTGTTGTGCTGCTTGGCCTTATTCTCGTAGCGCCAGCCTTTCTGCTGCACCTGCGCGGTAGCAAGGCTTTCATAATCAACCGTCGTCGCGCTTATAACTTCGTAACCGCCGCCGAGCGTCGATCCGCCTTTTGGCCAGCCACTGATCAGATCAAGCCCGTTCGGCGCCGTCGCCGCGATACTGACGGAAAATGAACCGCCGCCGCCGCTCTGCGTCCAGTTGACCGTGCCGACCACGGTGACGTCGGCCAACACCGAACTCGCGGTATTGATCTGAATCGACGCTTCAGGAATTTCGACAGAATTAAAAATTTCAACACCGTCTTCGCCTTCCAGAACATCGGAAGTGTCGACCTGGCCAGTCACGCGATCGATCGACCACAGACGTGCCCAGCCTTCCAGCACGGTATCCGGATCACCGCCATAGCCCAGCGCGCTCACCGGCGTCAGCCGCTTGGCCGGGTCAATAAAAACCGGATCGTAATAAGGTGCGATCTGCAGCGCTAAAGCAACGTTAACCCGCTGAATGTCGAAATCGAGTGGCCTCGCAATGAAAGTTAATGTTGCGCCCTGGCCTTGATTGGTCGATCGATTAGGAACGGGCACGAGCCGACCAAAGAAGATTGGAATAGTAGTGCCGCTATCATTTTCCCAAGCCAGCCACAACCAAACGAGCCGACCGGGCGCTAATAATCCAATTTGCTCGTTACGAACCGTGACAGTTAACGTGGCGCATTCGTTTTCGTTCTGCTGGCATTGCAGCGTGGCAATATCGAGATCCTTGCGCTTGAAAGCATCTGACCAAATCGTTTCAGTCTCGGTTACCCAGGCCGAAAAGAACTGCGACACAAATCAAATCTCCTCTAAATCCAATTCCCAGGTCGTCGTGGCATCCCAATCGGCGCGACTGGTGTTCCAGCCCGACACCATCATGTGCAGCGTCAAGGTGCCATCGGTTGCCAATATATGGCCAGTGCCGCCTGAATCCGTCGCCAGGCCAGGAACGCATCGCACTGTGACGACCTTGCCGATCCAGACATCAAGCAGCGGCGGCGGATCAAAGTCAGCGCATGAAATCTTGGAACTGAGTTTACGAAATTGCCGAGCTGACCAATCCATCAAGCCGCCGTCGACATTGCGCACCAGTTCATTACCGGTCACCAGCGGCTGCAAGGTCATGGTCAGGCCGCGCACCGAATAGTCGGTAAAATCGATAGCATCAATGTGCAGCAAGGTTGCCGACTTGGAATAATTCAGCGGCATTTAAGTGCGCCGCCATCCCGGCGAGCGGCCGCCGGCCGCAAGCTGCTCGAATACCGCTTCGCTCGACAACATTGCAACCACATGCTCCGGCGCATTGATGCTGCCGGCGAAGCTACCCTTGCCGGCGATATTGATGGTGATTGGTCGCAGGCCTGAATTCAGTCCGCCGAGCGCAAAGCCGGGCATTGCACCGATGGCTCGCGCCAGGCCGCCCATCGAGAAGCCGGGCAAAATATCGCGTGGTACGATTAACGAATTAAGCGCCGCCATGAAATTAGGACCGTAAAATGAGGTCGCCCTCGAATTCATCACAAATTCCATATTGCTCAACCGGGCGAGAATGGAATCGCTGGTGCCGGTGCCCGGCCCGATGACAAGACCGCCGCTGGCGAACGGCGCACCACCCGGCGCGGTGAACTGCGGCGTCTGAATATTGAGCGTGATCGGCTGACTGAAAAGCTGTTGCAACCAATTGAACAACTCCTGCCACTGACTTTTCAATTCGTCGGGGCTAGGCGCGAACCCGGTCGGTCCAGTGATCGGTTGATCCCAAAGCGTGTCAACTTCTTTCCTTGCTTGTTCATTGGCATCGACTTCCGGCTGCACCGCCGCTGCCGCTTTTCTCGGGTCTACCGTCGGGATCGGAATTTCCTCCGGCGGCGGTACCAGAAATATTGCGCCAGGCTTTATCGGCTCTGCAGCTTTTTTCTGAAGATTATCGAGATCGGTTAATGCCTGCTTTTCGGCTTCGGAAATCTCTTTAATTCTAGCAAAAAAATCACCAAATCCAGTGCCTGCAGGTTTTGCAAGCAATTCCTGAAATGCTATCCACTGATCGGCAGATGTCCTAATTTCAATCTGAACTGTCCTAAGAGCTTTGACCAAGAAATCACTGAACCCAGTCCCCGCAATCTGTTGGAAGCCGGTTTGCAATGTGGTCAATAAATCTCGTAACACGTCTCTAAAGGTAATGATGGCTTTAGCATCAAATAGTTGATCAATAATGCCGCCAGAGCTCTGAATAATTTGCAGCAGAGTTCTGACAGAAATATTCATCGAATTAACTTGCGCGAGAAATTGCGCGGTATTGAGCGAGCCCTTACCCAAGGCCTGGGCTATGAAATCAATCGTTCCGACCGGCAAGGCGCGCAATGTGTCGCTGGTTACCTTGCCGCCCTTCGACATGGTGTCGAAAAATTTACTCGCTACAGTTTCTGCCTGAGTAAAATCCAATCCCGTAGCCTGCAGCAGCTTGTTGAAATTCGTCAAAATGGTAATTGAACTAGCTGCATCACCGCCCAGGGTGACGAATTTAGGTCCGGTGCCAATTTGTTCTAAGGCTAATTGGATTGACGTTAGGGTTGGCACCAGCGAAGCTGCGGTGACACCGAATTGTTTTGCTGATTGCGAGAGCGCAGCAAAGGATTGTTGCCCGCCGTCGGTCGATCGAAATAAATTGGACAGCTGCAATTGCGCCTGGGCTGCATTATCCTCCAGCGTTGCAAGTCCAGCCACAACCGCTCCGGCGAGCGCTATTCCCAGCGCCTCGACCGAGCCGCGCGCAAGCCGCGCGAAGCCGCCGAGATCGGCGATGTGAATTCCGGCTTCGCCCAAAATCGGATTGAGAATGTGGATCGCTTCAGCGAGACCTCTGGCAGAATTGGTGGTCTCGTTGATCGCTGGCGCTGCGGTGCCGAGCTTGATATCGAAGTCCGGGGCTTGCCCGGTCGCGGCCTGAACTTTATTGCCAAAATCAATCGCGTTTTGCAGTGATTCGTCGAGGCCTTGCTTAAATTGAGTATTATCAAGTTGCAGCAGAATTTTTACGGCCATCAGCGATTCTCGTTCTGCACATAGATTTCCGGCAATTGGTCGGCGATCTTGTCAACAATTGCCTCGACGTCAAATCTCTTTTCGATAAATGCGCCGGGCACGCCAACAAAAAGTGGAACGATAGTCACCGGGCCTTGTCCGGTCCTGCCCTTTTTGAGCCGCGCCTTGGTGACAAAGCGACCGAATGGCTGCGGCCGCAGGCTCCCGGTCACTGGCGCGCCGAGCATCGGCGGTTTGCCTTTGCGCCGCATCGTCACAAGCGGCCCAATCGTCTCGACATATTTCTTGGGCGACATCTGCCGCGTTGAATCGCCTGGCCATAGCGGCACTGATGGTAATGGCAGCCACAATAATGGATTGCCATGAATAAACGCTCCCTCGGTGAAAACGTCCTCGAAATTTGCCGAGCTGTGAAGCCACACTTCCGGCGATAAGGAGTCCCCCTGCTCCGGAAAATTTTTGGCTTTAATTTCCCATTTGCGGTTTGCGAAACCAGCGCCGTGGATTACTGCATTGGCAGCATCAGCAGCCTTTTTCCCAACAGTCCGCATGGACGCCGTTATGGCTATCGAGACTTCACGCTGCGCACGTGTAGCCTCGTCTTTCCAGTCCTGTGCATTAATGACGAACTTTGGTTTCATCGCTCCAGCAGTCGCCGCATCGAACTCTCGATGAACTTGCCCTCGGCGCGGAAGGCAGTCGCCATCTGTGCCAAAGCCGCTGCCTGCTCCGCACGCCAACGTCGTTCAGCCAATGCACAAAATGCAAAAAATTGACCAGGCGTCATGTCCCAAACTTCGCTGGGTCGGTGGCCACCCCTGGCGATGAGGAATTCGAAGTCTGCTGCGATTGCATTCGAGAGAGCCGATCCCTCATCCGCTGCAGTTTGCGCTCCCTCACTTCGTTCGAATCTTCCTCCGCCGTTGTTTCCGCCTGCGCTTCCGCCGGATTCATCACCTTGAACGCGTCGTAGATCTTTCTTACCTTGTCGGCGAAAGGGCCAGCACCGCCGCCCAACGTCGCGTTGACAATTCCGGCGATGAGATCGAGCTGCACATCGAGTGGCAAATCAGCCGCGGCCTTGCGCGCCTTCTCATCGTCGGCCATTCCATACCCGGCCGCGATAATCAGAGACACGGCGGCCGGTCCCTGCGCCACGACAGCCTCCGCGGTCAGCCCTTTGCCAAGCATGCCGATGATCGCGGGATAGTCCTTCAACAGATCGACGATGATGCGCAGCGGCAAGCCACGCACCTTATGGTCGGTGCCATTGATCGAAACAATTTCGGTCGGTGGCCCGATATCAAACAGACCCGGAGACGTCATGTGCAGGTCCAGTGACCATAGGCGCCAGTATCAAGCAGAACGTCCGCATTGAGCGGGATGATCTGGAAGTTGTCATTGTCCTGCACCAAGCTCAGATCGGACGTGGGGCTCATCTGCACCTTGCCGGTGAACGTCATCAACGGCCCGATCGAACCGCCGCCGGCAAACTCTAGGACGCCGATGATTTGGGTGTTGGTTAATCCCCCCAGCGCGCCGCCGGTCCCCGGATTGGCCAGCAGGAAAAGCTCGAGATTGAATGTGTTGATTTCGTCGAGTTCCATCTTGATGGTGGCCGAGACCTGAACGACCGGGCTGAAATCTTTCGACCTGATTCCACTCATCGATTGAAAATGATCTTTTTTTGTCACCGTCGGCGTATAGGTAAACAGTCGACAGTTGCCGAGATGCGTTCGCACTCCAGCGGTTGGCGTAAAATGAACCTGGCCTTGCGGGATGGCGTAGTTGGCGATATTCGGTGCGGTTGCCATTGTGCTCTCCTATCTATGGCAGTTCAGCGGGATCGAGCTTGTAAGCAATGGTAAAATTCAATTGCAAATCGGACGCCATCAGGCTGCCATGCGACAGCTTACCGTTGGCACCGGTATAGTGGATGCGGCCGTTGCTCGTAGCCAAGGCCAGCAGCTCCGCATCGCCGAGCAGGGCGGCCAGTATCGAGGCGCGAAAGCCATTAGCCTGCGCGCCCAGTGTCGATGGCCGATCCGACACGCCGATCGCGATGATCGGGTTCATTTCCATCACCATCGGTTGGCCATTCCTACCGGTCGCCGTTGGCGAGATCGCCTCGTCGCCATCGATCAGGACCAGGCACGGCCGCGACGATTCGGGGATCTCGTCAACATTTCGGAATAGTGTAAGGATGCCAGGAATATCGTTCAGAATCTGCTCGATCCGATAGAGGATCTCCTCACGCCGATCCGACAAAAAGGTCATCCTTCAAGATTAGTTGCAATTCGCCGTCGTTGACGCCGACCGGCGACGGGTGAAACTCAAAACTCTTAATCGACCAGACCTTGCCATCGAGCATGAACTGGCCGCCGACTAGATCGGTCTTGGGCGTGATATTATTGAAAATGATGTCTGCCATCCGCACCCGCGCCGATGGCCGGAACGATTGATAATCGACGCCCATGCCCATGAACGACGACACGGCAGTTTTATTGACCGATTTAATAATGACCTCTTTATTGTTCGTCGTTGTCAGCACCGCGCATTGGCCGAAAGTCTCATAGACCGGCGAATAAAGCGTCGCCTGATAATCGAGCAGATTTGACGAACACGGCGGCGGCGGAATGCCAGCGCCGCCGATCCAGAATGCCAACAAGCCGTGGGGCATTAGGGGCCACCAGGATCATTGCCAGTGACCGGCTGGGCGTTAGGCGTCGTCGTCACGGTGCCGACCCAGGAATCGGTCACGTCGTCCTCTTTACATACGATTAACGTGCTGCCACTGATGCTCCATTTGTTCCGTAGGAAGCGCAGCGCCTGGCGCACGGTGCGCTTGCTCGGCGAGCCGGTATCGGTGCCTGCGCTCATATCCCGGTCAAGCAGCGTGTCGGCGATTTCGACTGCAGTCGGCGCGGACCCTCCCATTGAAGCGAGCGGCGCCAGCTGCGTGTCGAGATTGGCCGATGCCAGACCGACCGCAGCACGGACGCCAGCCGCATCAAGATCATTAAACCCGGTCACGCCAGTACCCTTGGCGAGGATGATGTTCGTTCCGGCCGTGAGCAACCGCGTCGCAGTCGACCAAACCGCATCGAGCGCGCCGACCGCAAATGCTGTGGCAGTGATTGCGCCGGGAACGACCTGTTGCAACGCCGTTTGCACGAATGCTGCGGCACCACTACCGGTGAAATTGATCGGCTGTGTCGTCCCTATATTGGCGCTGATCGTAACGACAGCGGAAGCTGCAACTCCATTGATATCTTTAGCATCAGATTGAACGAGCGCCGTGCCGCCGCTGCCGGTAAAATTCGTCGGCTGTGTGGTGCCAACATTGGCGTTGACCGCTGTCACGCTCGCGGCTGAGATATTGTTTATCCGCACGGCGTCCACTTGAAGGTTGCCCGTTGCGTCGACCAAGTCAGTGTGAAAGTCGAGATTGCACGGAATGCAGCCGGTCGCGGAGAACATAAACCCGACATCTGCCGCATTGGTCTCCGCCTGCACCGGCCCGTAGCTGTATTGTCCCGTTCCCTTATTTGTAACCGTTCCCGTACCGGCGGCCTGGACACCGTTATCCTTGACAACAGTGACTGAGACCGTAGCGCCTGGAACGCCAAGGCCCGTCGTCGTGCTGACCAGGCAGAAGGTGAAATTCTGATTGGCTACATTCTTTTGCAAGGAGGCCATTAGGTAGCGACTCCTTCGATGATTCGATTTTTGCCAGCTGCCCACGCGGGCGAGAAGCTTGGGGCAGCGGCGGCAAAATTGAACTGTGGCCAGCGAGGGGTGAACATCATCACTGGCGGGCCCGCAGCTAATGCAGTGCCGGTCAACACGCCATTATTCGCATTGCCGGAAAAGTCCGGTTCTGGTGATTGTAAGCCATCTAAGGGCCAAACCCCCACAAGATTTACCGGCCTTATAGTCCACGGCAATGCGCCCTTAGCGAGCGCAAGATGTTCTCGGGCTGTAAGAGACGTATTCCACTCTGCTACAAGAGCTATTCTGCCGTTAAATTGTCTGCTAGCCGTTACGAAGTCATACCCGATTGATGCCTTGCCTGCGACACTGCCAATGGCCCCGTGCGGGACCGACGTAGTATCTGCAACTCCATTAACGTAAGGATTCAGCCCTAGTGACTGATCGTAGCTCAGCGCGATGGTAGACCATGCGTTCGTATTTATAGTAATTGAGCCGGGATCAACAGAGCTGTTGTTTGAATAAAAAGCGCCAACCCCGGTACTTTTTATAAAAACCATAGCGTTGTTCGTGCCTCCCGGTTGATGTCCATATACAGTGTTATAAGCATTGGGTAACGAGGTCGGATAGACCCAAGCAAATATCGTTGCATTGCCAGTTGAGTTGGCAAAAGCAGAAGTGGTGAGAATGCCATCTGTTGAGCCATTAAAACTGCGCGCCATTCATCACCCGATCAGCGGCACGCCCATTGCTGTCTGGATGATGTAGCAAATGAGCGCGGCTTGTTGGGCGGCATCACAGTTGCTTATCGGCGGAGTGAAAGCGGGACTGTAGCTGACGCTGCCACCACCGATCGAGATCGACATTGCGAGCGATGAAATACTAGATCCAATCTGATCCGTTGTTGCGATGGCAGTCTTATTAGGTGCAACGACCTGTGTTTGCACCCAATGACTGGAGATGTTGCTGATTTGGGCGGGGGTAAGGACGACGGATGCCATGGATTTACTCCCAGATCATCTGCGTTGAAATCATTGCATTATTCCCACACGAGCGAAAACTGCCAAACGCTGGCTTGCGCCAAAGTCCAACCGGTAGCATTGAACGTGGCGCGAACCGTCAGGATTGAATTAGCAGTCGGGACAGTCGCTATGGTGATCTTGTTTTCAACGATAATGTCGGCGGTCGCCCAGGTTTGTGAGACCTGGGTCTCGGCGGTTAGGGTCGTTGCGCCAATATTGCTGCCAGCGGCAGTCTGGCCATCTCTGATGGTAAGCTTGGCGACGCCAGCGGTTGCGTTAGCCCAAGCTAGACAACGGATTTTGGCTGTGCCTGTCGGGATTGATTCCGGAAGATTGAATTGAAGGATAGCGTCAGCGTCCGCGGCAAGAGAGGCGACAACGCCAATGCCTTCCATCGCGCCAGCGAGGTTGGTGTTGGTGACTG